GAATTGACGCCTGGCCATACCTGAAACCTGTTCTCGGTAACCGCCTGGGCTACATCGTCAAATGTGTGTGTGCCTCCAGAGTATTCTAAAGCCGATTCCACCTGCTGGCGTAGCCTGTGCAAGTCCTCAATGTCTGTCACCGACGCCCACCGGCTGTCGCCTCAAGGCGCATAACCCCGATTCTCCAATCGGCCAGGGTATTACCCGTGACCTTAATCTCAACCTGGCGCCCAGAGAACCGGACGCTAGTAGGGTTTGCCGCGGTGTAGGGTCCGAAAGTGGACTCTGCGCCGGTAGGGTAGAACCTTGACGTGAAAGAAACTAGCGCCTCTCCCAGCGTCTGCTCGTCAGGAATAACCTGTTTGACGTTAATTATGTTCTCACCCGTACCAAGCTCAATGGGTCCAGATTGCGCGTACAGCACGGCAGAGTCGTAGGCAAATCCAACCTCGTGCTCGTAGATGTAGCCACTGCTGTCAACCATGATGGGGTATGTATAGACTCCAGAGTCAACACCGGCTAGGCGAGACAATGTACCTATGTTCCAGTGGCCCTCTCGGTAGTTGTACGTCACATACGAATCGTTTTCGTTGGAGTCATTGGACGGATAGAACCACCATATCTCGCCGAATTTACTATTGTGTACAGCGTATATTTTTGACTTCTGCGTCAAGTTTATGTCGTTGAAAACGTAGTCTGATACGTCACAAGGCAGTGGCTTGACGTACCCGTCGTATATCCAGAAACCGCTACTGGACATCCAGATGGCGGCAGTGTCTATCGCTGCCACTGACTGCGCAGAGATTAACCCGCATCCGCTTCCGGCCTTCTCAAACCCATAAACAAATGGCGCGCCAATGTACTGAGCCGTGTGTACGTCAACGTCAGTAAACAGTAAGTTCACTCCCTTTACGCGCTTACCAGCAAGCAAACTTCCTACTGTGGCCAGTTCGTAGTCGCCCGCTAAATTGTCTATGGCGGCAGTCCACACTGTATTGTTCTCCTGATCTGACCAGGAAACCTTTCTAGGATTGCCGCCAGCGCCTAAAGCAAACATGATGCGATCTGCGGTGACCATCACCGCCTTGCATCCTGTCGGTGCGTTCGTGATGGCCGCTGCCAGCGTAGGCGTTGTAAACCCTAGCTGCCACTGGTATAGCTTTCCATCTGCACTTGAGCAGGCAATCAGGTACTCGCCCCAGGTATCCATTGACCAGGTCGTTGCGCTCACTACGTCACCCAAGTCAGGACGCTGGACGCCATAGGCGAAGTTTCCGTAGGCAGCGTACCCGTAGCCTGTATAAGACTGCGCATCAGCAATGCCAGCGGTTAAGCCTGTAGGCGTTATCTCTTTGAGTGTGCCTGACTCGTTCATCACATACAGCTTGGTGTGCGTACCTGCTCCAATCCAACGGTCATTGGTGTTATCACGCCAGGTAATCAGTCCCCTGCACTTTCCAGACATCGCAGTCTGACTGCTGAAACGCTTACGCCACCCGTTAATTGGGCGCAGAGTGTTCTCGTACCAGCGCACCAGGTTAGCGTCGTACCAGCGCCCAGATGACTGGTACTCAGTGCCGTTACGGTAGATTCCTGGTGGTATTTTCAATGGTATGTACATGACGTTCTCACATTGTGTTAGACACAAATTGCATTGTCGCAATCAGCGACGCGGTAGACGGGTAGTTGGACGCCGCGGCGTATGCCTGGATGCTGACTGTGGTGCTATCCGTCTCCCACCAAAGCTCAACGTAGTCGTTGGCGTTAAGTGATAAAAAGTAGTTCCAGGCAACTATCGTGTGGCCATTGACTGATCCATGCTTAGATGGTATCCCAGCAAATCCTGTAGAGCCGACAAGGTTTGTCCCGTTGATCTTAATCCAGACCCTGACATCATGGTCCTGGCTAGCTGTATTCTCAAACTGTCCTGACCACTCAAGGTTGTAGATGCCGGAGTCTGTCACCGTAATCCGAGAGTTGCTGACCACCGTAATCCCATTGGTGTAATCAGTCGTATTAAACGTCATCGCATACGCGGTATTGATGGCCGCTGCCGTCTGGTCTGCTGTACTCTGAAAAGCGCCATACGGGGCATTGATGTACCTGCTTCCCTTGACGCCAAACAAGGCGCCAAGCACCGAAGTCACCTTCCTAAAGTAAACATTGAGCGCGCCATTGGACTCATTAAAGTTACGGCGCTCGTACTCCTCTGGTGGATACCCCAGGTTTGGCGGTGTCGGAGTCTCAAGTTTTTGCTGGATGGCCATAGTTTTATTTTGCCACCATTAGGATAAAAATAGGACGCGCTCATCCTTACGCCGATTCTGTAAACCCTTCAAAGGTTTACCGCCGGCCATGCAATACTTTAAAAGCTCGTCCGCAGCGCCTTGCATATCCCCGCGTAGAACCTTCTGGCGTAGCGTACTACGCTGGAGTGTCCCAAGGCCCACGTTAAAAGAGAAACTGACAAGACCATCAAACTGACCCTGTGTAAGAACGACAGGACAGAAACGCTCCACTCCGCGCTCAAAGCGCTCCAGGTCTGCTGCAAGTATTCCATCCACCTCCTCCATAGTCCATTGGCGGTCATCCTCTGGCCGAAGCGGGAAAGCGTCCCGTTCCTCCAGCTTTAACCGGCCCTGCTCGGGGTAAAGCACATGACCTACACAACAAGTCCAAAGGCGGGCAGGGCATCTATATGGCCTAAACCGAACACCTTCATGGTGTTTGATTACTGCAATGGCTTTTAAACTAGTTTGCATTTATATCAATGTCCTGCTATAATGTTGACACTATGAACCCAATAAAAGTTATTGAAAAAGGCGCTTCTTGGCTTGTTTACCAAGACGGAAGCATTTGGAACGAAGCCAGAACCCGCACGACTAAGCGTGTTCGCAATGGCATTGAACAAACTTTTACCAGCAATTTTCCATCCGTCAAGCTGTCCCCATTTTTGAACCGCAACGGATATTTGGTGGTGTCTACACTGCAAGATGGCAAAAGGCCAAAAGTTTTTGTTCACCGCCTGATTGCAATGTGTTTTGTGCATGGGTATAAACCACACCTTACCGTTAACCACATCAACGGCATCAAAACGGATAACAGGCCAGAAAATCTTGAATGGGTTTCTTTTGCTCAAAACACTAAGCACGAGTGGGAAACTGGTCTTGTTGACTTGCGTGGAGAAAAACAACCAAACCACAAACTTACGCAACGACAAGTAATACACATTAGAAAAGCACTGCGCTTTGGTGTTTCCGCAAACTCTTTGTCCATTATTGCTAATGTAAGTCCATCCACCATTCACCTTATTGAGCAAGGAAAACGTTGGGCGCACATTGTGGATATTGACTGAATTCATTTCTTTTGCGTTTGCACGCACCCTACTTTGTAACCCAGCTCGCGCCACTCTTTAGCTGCCCGCTGACAAGCAGTCTCTCCCTCAAAGTAGCCAACAACAAGGATACTGTTCATGTTAATACCTGTGACCAACACAAGTGTCCAGATCATTTGCCAAAGGCTCTGCCCCCGAAATGAAACGCGATTATCGAAGCAAACAGGGCTTGGGTGTTGCTGTTCCACAGTTTCTCAGCAAGATCAGGGAATGCAACGCCGTGGTTGTAGCCGTAGATAAACAGGCCAACGTCCACAAACACCAGTAAGAGGAAGAATCCCAAAGTAATGAAGCTACGCACACCGGCACGCAGGTTCTTCATCCACTGGCTTGTGCCGTCATTGAGGGATTCATCGTGTTTGTAGATGGCGCTCATCTCAGCCGTCTGGGCGTTGACCAAGTTTTCTTCTGACTTGGCCTTGGTTTCCATTTCTAGCTGGGCGCTGTGTATCTGCTCTATGCGTTCCTGCGCTTCAAAGCCCGCCTTGCGTAGCTCCAATTCGCGTTCAATCTGCATCTGGGCCAGCGCCAGTTCATGCTTCTTGTCCTGCCGGTCTTGGAAGAAATCCAGCAGCTTGGGCAAGCCGCCCATCAGGAAGGAGATCAGTGTG